CTACTGCTTTAAGATATATGAATGATGCTTTATTACCTGATGAATTAGTTAAAGGATTAAAAGGTAAGAAGATTGGACCAGACAATAACTTTAGTATTAGAAGTGTTAACTCTAAAATAACTGCATTGGGTTTAACACAGAAGAGAGAAGCCTTTGCTAGATTATTTAATTACTTAAATGAAGAAGACAAAGATGTACCTAGAGTAAATCCTAAAAATATTGATCCTGAAGCTATTTCTAGAGAAATATTAAATATGAGTTACAGAATTCCACAACCTAAGTATGACGATAAGAATTTACCAAAAGAAACTGTTGAGTCTATGTTTGTACAAGACTTTACTAGTCCATCAGGTGATACAGTTACAGATAACGAAATGGTATCTTATATGAATACTTCTGTAGCTAATGAAGAAGCTGTAGAAATTGACGAAGCAGAAAGAGAAAGAACATCTGTAATGGGTGATGTGACTATGGAAGATTTACAATCACCAGTGGGTGTTGGAGCACAGCCAACGGTCAGCGGACAACAAGTACCACAATCAGAACAACTACAATCTTTATTCCCTTTTGATACTACATCAATTGCGGCAGCTAGAAGAAGGGAGCAAGCATAATGGCAAAGAAAACAGCAGCTATGCAAAAGATAGAGGATCATGAAAAGCTTTGCAGATTAATGCAAAAACAAACTTTCGATAGAATAAAAGCATTAGAAGAAAAAATAGCAAGAATTGAAAAATGGTTGATTGGTGGATTGTTCTCAATACTTTTAGCTGTACTTTCAAATCATATTGGTTAATATGCCAATATGCAAATCATAAAAAAATATCCCTACAAAAGACACAATAGATTTCAATCAGAAACAGGACGTAAGTATCTTGTAGAAGATAAGCCTGTACCTAGTGTTACAACTATTCTTAGTGCTACAGAAGATAAAAGATTCCTAGATAATTGGAGAAGAAAGATTGGTGCAGAGAACGCTGACAGAATTACAAATGAATCAGCTAAAAGAGGAACTGAAATGCATCGTGTATTGGAATTTTATTATCAGGGTCAAAAATATTATAATGCAACTGATGAGGGTGCTCATCCTAGAGCTATGGCAGAATTAATTAAATCTAATTTAAACATAGAAGAAGTATGGGGAAGTGAGATATCTTTATCTTATAACTATGAATACGCAGGAACTACAGATCTAGTAGCTGTGTCTGCAGGTAAACCAAGTATTGTAGACTTTAAACAATCTAATAGACCTAAAATAGAAAAATGGATTGATGGGTACAAACATCAGTTAGGTGCTTACTACTTAGCACACAAAACACATTACGGGCCAATAGAACAAGGGATCATATCAATAGCTACAAAAGATTTACAATATCAACAATTTGTATTGAACGAAAACGATTTAAAAGAATATTCTGAAAAGTTTTTACAAAGAGTAGAACTTTATAAAGAGATGATGAAGAAAGGTTAGATCAACCAATTCTTAGCTTTATCCCCTAACGTTTGATTAGATAATTGTATTTTACGAGCAAGTGCCTTTACTATCTTTTCATCAATAGTATCCTTAGCAATAATATCTATATAAACAACATTTTTAGTTTGTCCAATCCTGTGAGCTCTATCTTCTGATTGTAATCTAACTTCAAGATTATAATTATTAGAATAATAAACAACATACTTAGCTTTAGTTAAAGTTAAACCGTAACCACCTGTTGTAGGATTAGCTACAAAAAATCTACATGCTGGATCTTCTTGAAATCTTCTAACTGCTTCTTGTCTATCAGGCACGCTAGTTTCTCCAAACATAGAAACGGTAGACTCTGATCCATATTTCTCACTTAAAGCTTTTATTATTTCTTGTATGTTGTGTACATAGGTTGCCCAAATAATAACTTTCTCATCTGTTTCCTCTAGTATTTCCATTAATGCTTTTAATTTTTCATTAGTAAATTGTATTAAATCACCTTCATCAGATTTACAATAACCATTAGCTATTTGGTGTAATCTTAAAATTTCAGTTAACTGATTGTGTACTGATATAGTTTCTGTTTCAAATCTAGCTAAAGCTTGTCTTCTTAATGTTTCATATATTTTCTTTTGTTCACCTGATAATGTAATTTCTCTTTTTTGATATATCTTTTCAGGTATATCTAAACATTCATCTTTAGTAATTCTCATTGAAAAAGCTTTAAGTTTTAGTTCTAGCTCATCTAAGTTTCTATAACCTGATGGTACCATCATTTGATTACCCCCAGGGACATATATTTCTTCAAACGTACAATATCTATTTCTAAAAGTATAATAACTCTTATGTCCTAATAATGCTGGATCTAGGAAAGCACATTGTGTATATAGGTCTAATGGAGATTTTGTTACTGGCGATCCTGTTAATATACGCCTTACACGGGATAGGTATTTTAATTCTAAAATATTTTTTGTCCTTTTTGCTTGTGGGTTTTTTATTGTTGTACTTTCATCTATTATAATCATGTTCATTGGATTTAATGTTAAAAATTTCTTACACCAATCCACACCTTTTTTAGTTGATAAGGCTTCAACGTTAATTAAAAATAATTTTAAATCTTTAGATGAATTAAATTTATTCCATTCTTTTTCTTTATTAATTTTCCATAAGTATTTTATTCTAGGTATTTCATCAGGCAAATGAGTATCTATTTCTTTGTCCCAAACAGTGTATACAGATTTAGGTGCAATGATTAATGCAGCATTAATGTTTCTTTTAAACCATAAATATCCAAGACTATCTATGGTTGTTTTTGTTTTACCTGTACCCATTTCCATAAAATATGCAAATACATCTTTATCTGCAGAAAGCTGTAGGGCTTTCCTTTGATGTTCATAGGGTTTAGTCTTATAAGGGTATTTCCACATCCGATAAATTTATATAAAAATAAATTTGACATTGCAAATAAAAAGTTTAAAAGGATGACTAGATATGGATATTGAAAAATTCTCAAGTCTAGAACTTAAGACAGAAGATGTAAAAGATATTACAGAAGTCTGTAATAAGTGTATAGATTTAGAACAACAAGTAAATTCAGCAGAAGAGAACCTATCTAGACTCAAGGAAAAACTTAGAGACTATCAAGAACGAATCATTCCTGAAATGATGCAGGAAGCTGGTGTTGACTCATTAGTTTTAACTAATGGTAAAAAAGTTAATGTCAAACCGTTCTATGGTGCTAAGATTCCTATCGAGAGACAAGATGAAGCCTTTAGTTGGTTAAGAGCTAAGGGTCACGGTGATATGATTAAAAATTCTATCACTGCAAATTTAGATCGTGGTCAAGATAATCTAGCATCTGAGTTAGTTAAAGTATGTCAACAACATGGTTTTAATTATTCTCAGAAGATGAAAGTTGAACCAATGACTTTAAAAGCTTGGGCTCGAGAACGAGTTGAAAAAGGTGAAGAACTTCCTTTTGATTTATTTGGTATCTATATCGCTAATAGAGCAACTATTAAGTAATAAGTAACAAATAATAACCAAGGAGGAAAAATGTCTAGTGAAAAACGGACAGATCTAACAACGAAGAAAAACAATTCAGTTGTAGCTTTTGATATTGAAAAATATGCAGATCAAGGTTTTGATAACGTTGATTCAAAAAGTTTACAGCTGCCTTTCCTAAAAATCTTAGGACAACTATCACCACAAGTAACTCAAGGAGATTCTAAATTTATTCCTGATGCAAGACCTGGAATGATTTACAATACAGTTACTGACAAGCTATATGATGGGCAAAAAGGTATTCAAGTAATACCTGCTTATTATAAGTTTGAATATATTGAATGGGCTGACAGAGGCCAAGAAGGTTCTGCTTCTCCAAGAAATATATATTCGGCTGATAGTGACATTATGCAAAAAACTACAAGAGATGATTCAGGTAAAGATAGACTTGAAAATGGTAACTACATAGAAGAAACATCTTCACATTATGTAGTTGTTGTTGAAGGTACTACTGCATCTGAAGCATTGATCACTATGAAGTCCACTCAAAGAAAAAAATCTAAGAAGTGGAATAGTATGATGAACTTGATGCAACAACCTAGAAAAGATGGAAAGGGTACATTTAGACCTGCACCTTTTACTCAATTATATAGATTGAGAACTGTACTTGAAAAAAATCAATTAGGTTCTTGGTATGGTTGGGAAATCACATCAGAGGGTATTTGCGATAACGAGTCTTTAGTACAGCGTGCTATGAAATTTAGACAAGCATGTTCTGGAGGATCAGTTAACGTCAAACACGATAAAGAAGAACAATCAGCTAAGACACCGTTTTAATGTATGGATTTTAGCAAAGACCTGGAACAGTTTAAAACCCTGTTCCAGGGCTCCCAAACTTATTACGGACAATCCAAACCTACAGGTACTAAAAAACCTACGGGTAAAGAAGAATATAAAAGTTGGATTGTAGCTGAACCTGTTACTGATAAAGATTGGATAAATCATTTAGAAGGTAAATCACATTTAGGTTCTGTTGTAATACATGACGATAGTACGTGTACCTGGGGTGTCATAGACATCGATAGGTATGGTATGGATTTAAAACAATACATCAGTTTAGTTAGAGAACGAGGTTACCCATTTGTACCTTACCGTTCTAAATCAAATGCATTACATTTAATTGTGCACTTATCTGAGCCAATGGCTGCTGCAGATATGCGTAAGAAATTAATTTCTATAGCTGCTGATCTAGGTGTTAATGACACTAAGACAGATATTTTTCCAGCTCAAGACACAGTAGATTTAACTCCTGAAAAATGGGAAGACAAACAAAAAGGTCAATTCTTAAACTTACCTTACCAAAACGCAAAATTTTCTACACGATGTGCATTAGATGATAATGCCAACAGTATTCCTTTTGATAAATATCTTGAATACGTAAAAACTTTTATAGTCAAACCTGAAGACTTTTTAAATATAAATACAGACAATGATAAGGAAAATAAAGATTGGCCTAACTGCGTAAATAAATTTATTAGAAATCAAGTAACAGAAGGTGAGGGCCGTAATGATGCAATGTTTAATGTTGGTGTACTAGCTAAGAAGATTAATTCTGACAAAGATTATTGGACAGATATGGTTAGAGATTTAAATAAAAAGATTTGTGTTCCACCTCTTGATCCAAAAGAAATTAATAAAGTTATAGAGATGATCGAGAAACATGATTACAGTTTTAAATGTGGAACTGCCATAGCTAGACAGTTTTGTAATGGTAGCAAACAATGTGCAAAGAGAAAGTATGGTATTGGCCTTAATGAAGCTTTACCTGAAGTAGGTAAGTTAGTTAAAGTTAATTCATACCCTGAGCCTTATTGGTTGCTTCCTATTCAAGGTAAGGTAGTTAAATTAGAAACTAAACAGCTATATCAACAACAGTTACTTGGAGAGAGACTTTTATCTTATGATATTGTTTGGAGAACATTAAAAGGTTCTAAAAGAGATCCTGATCCATATAAAGATTGGCTAGAAGAACTTATGGCTAACAAGATTGATATGGAAGGTATCGATAGAGAAGAAGAAAGACTAGATGTGTTCAATACAAGAATGACTAAATTCTTTGAAGACACAGATACAACTACTGACTTTGATCAAATTGAACACGATAATATATGGCACGATGATAAAAATATTAGATTTAAACTAGAAACCTTTAAGTTATTTATGAAAAAGCAGGGCTACAATTGGTCTGAAAAAGATTGTACAATATTCCTACAGGAAGGCGGATGTAAGAAGAGTAAGAAATTTGAAAGCATTAACACGAGACACTGGGTTGCAGACAAACCACAACAAACAACGCACAAAAATAAAAATGTCAAATTCACTAAAGCAAAAACTCCATGGGAAGACAATTAAATTTTTTGGTCCACCAGGAACAGGTAAAACACATAGACTATTACAAAGAGCAAAACGCTTTTTAAGAATGGGTTTATCACCTGATGAGATATGTTACATCTCATTTACAAACAAAGCTGTTCAAGAATGTAGAGATAGAATTAGAAAAGAGTTTAAAGGTTACAATGAAGATGACTTTAAATATTTTAGAACCTTACATAGTTTAGCTAGACAACAATTCTCAGACATACCTGTATTAGATCCTAAAGTAGATTTATTACAATTCCATACACAATACGGAACTGTAAAGTTAGATTACAAACCTGCTTGGGATGACAAGAAAGTTTATAACAACTGGTCGTTACAAATTTATGATAAGGCAAGGAATATGAAGATTGATCCTGTAGATCTTTACAAGAAAGAACCTAGAAAGAAAGTTAGATTACAACAATTTAAATCTATTATTCACGGTTATGAGAACTATAAAAAGTACGAAGAAAGCCCAGGGGAGTTTAAAAATGATAGATTAGATTTTACAGATATGGTTGAGAAGTTTATTAAATCAGGTTTAGCTTTACCTTTTAGAGTATTGATGGTGGATGAAGCTCAAGATCTAACACCTTTACAGTGGGATATGGTTGTTAAGTTAGCATTAAGCTCAGAGAAAGTTTATTTAGCTGGTGATGATGATCAGGCTATCTATGAATGGAATGGTGCGGAAGTAACTTACTTTCAAACTTTTCCAGGTAAGGTAAAAATACTAGAAAAATCTAGAAGACTAAATAAACAAGTACATTTCTTTGCTAGGTGTTTATTAAATGGTATGGAAGGTTACAGAGTAGAAAAAGAATTTAATTCTAATGGTAATGAAGGAACTATAAGTAAGTGGAATAATCTTAAGAAAATACCTTTAGATGACGAAGGGTCTTGGATGATATTAGCTAGAATAAATGATGTTAAGAAAGAACTACAGGATGAAGCTAGAGATATGGGTATATACTTTCAGGACATGCGAGGTACGAGATCTTTTGATCCTAACCAATGGAAAGCCATACAAGATTGGGAAAAGATTTGCGAAGGTGGTAGCATAACAAGAGAAGATGCAGGGAACATGTACAATTTTCTTTTAAACATAGATCACGGCTACCGATCAACGGACAGCAAGAAATGGAGCTTTGCTCATCCGAATCAAGTATTTAATTTTGAACAACTGCACCTGCAGGGAGGAATGGTCGAAGAAAAGAAACCTTGGACAGAAGCGTTTCAACGTAAGTTTAAAGAAAAAGAAAAATTATATTTCATAAAGTTAATTGAGAATGGTTTTAATTTAGACGAAAAGGCAAAGATAGTTATTGATACGATACACCAGGTTAAAGGTGGAGAAGCAGATAATGTTATACTATCTTCTAAATGTAACTTCCCATCACATTATGAAAGAAAGAGTTTAGCAGACAAGGTTAAAGAATTAAGGGTATGGTATGTAGGAGCAACTAGAGCAAAGAAGAACTTACATCTATTAGGTACTTTCCACAGATATCATTTTCCCTTGAGTAAATATTATAAATTGTATAAAAGTAATTATGTCACCGTATAAAAAACAAATTCAAGGCAGTCATTATCAAAAATTTAAAATACAACCTTCAAAGTTTATTAATGATAATAGATTACTTGCAGCAGAAGCTAATGTAATTAAATACGTTTGTAGACACCAAGATAAAGGTAAAGAGAATGATATTAAAAAAGCTATTCATTATTGTGAAATGATTTTAGCCAGGGACTATGGAATTAAATGAGTGGATGTAAATGTATAGAATGCAACAGAAGAGACATTGCTTTTGATTGTCTTTATTATTGTAGGATTTGTTATTATAAATTATGCAAAAGAAAACATGTACTAAATGTAAAAGAATAGCAGTTGTCATTGATAGAGGCATTCCTCTATGTGGTGATTGTTATTGTAAACTAGAAAAAATAGGAAAATACGATGAAGACGAGAAGCAAGATATTAAAGATTACAGACAAGATAACCAGCTGGCACTTTAAAGTTTTTACTTACGTAGCTAAACGATCAAAGACCAGCGTGCTATTTACAATATTTTTATTGTTCTTAGCTTTATATGAAATCTTTGAGCACTTTGTAATCCCTGCGGGATTGATATGGTGGGGATTCTTTAAGTAATGACTCATCAATTAAATTTTATTTATAATGATTCTGATTGGGTTTGCCCTTCAGAATATCCTGACTTAAGAGAAGCTACTGAAGTAGCCATAGACTTAGAAACAAAAGATCTTGATTTAAAAACACACGGCTCAGGTTGGGCCACAGGCAAAG